GGTACAGATGATGTCCGTCTCTCCGGGTAGTTACGACTTCACGCTACAGAGAAGAGCGGATTTTTCTCTTGCTTTGCAGTTCAAAGACAGTACAGGTAACCCCATAGACCTGACAGGGGCCACTATTGAGTCGCAAGCCTGGAACGAAAAGCGCACCAGGAAATACGCGGATTTTGCGGTTACATACACAGATCGAGTGAATGGGCAGATCACGATAGGTCTTACGGATGTCCAAACTACGGAGTTTCCAGATAGTGTTAATTACGATGTTTTGGTTATTAGTGCAGGAGGGTTGCGAGACTATTACTTAGAGGGTGTTATTACTGTTTCTGAGGGTTATACAGCATGACTGTAGTAAATGTTACGACCCAGAATAATACTGTTACTGTCACGACACCTGATGGCAGCACGATAGTTGACACCCCTGTGACTACTGTTGTTACAGCGGTTACTGTCGGGCCTCAGGGGCCAGCAGGAACGGGGTTTGATGTGGATGCAACGGGTAAAGTGGATAAAAGCGTCGTGTATTACGACAGCGCATCTGGCAAGTTTCTTGCCGATGACATCTGGACTACAGACACACTCGTTCTTGGGGGCAATTTCTAGGTCATGGCCAACACAATCCGTCTGAAAAAACGTGCGTCTGGCGGTGCCTCAGGTGCTCCTTCTTCACTGGCCCCTTCGGAACCGGCATTCTCTGAGGTTGATTCGATTCTTTACTACGGCTTTGGTGATGCCGGTAATGGGTCGGCAAGTTCAGTGGTCGCGATTGCAGGCTCAGGTGCGTTCACAACGCTGACTGGAACTCAAACCATTAGCGGGGATAAAACTTTTACCGGCACGGTTGATTTAAGCGGTGCAACCCTTTCAGGTAACACCACCTTCAGTAATAATCTGATTGTTTCGGGTGATCTGACAGTCAACGGCACCACCACGACCATTGACACAGAAACGCTCGATGTAAAAGACAAAAATATCACTTTGGGGGATGTCAGCACTCCTTCAGATACGACGGCTGACGGTGGGGGTATCACGCTTCTCGGAGCAACTAATAAGACAATTAGCTGGATCAACAGCACCGATTGTTGGACAAGCAACCAAGACTTTGATGTTGTCTCTGGCAAAGCATACAAAATCAATGGAACGTCAGTTTTAAGCGGCTCAACTCTGGGCTCTGGGGTTACCGCGTCAAGCTTGACCAGCGTTGGCACGATTGGCACTGGCGTTTGGCAGGGCACCACAATTGATCGTGCTTATGGTGGCACCGGCCTTACTTCCGCTCCAGCGAATGGCGAATTACTGATTGGTAACGGAAGCGGGTATGCGCTTTCGACGCTGACGGCTGGATCGAATATCACGATCACTGAGGGTAGTGGTTCGATCACGATTGCGGCTGCTGGGGGCGGGACGACTTACTCAGATGGAAACGGCATTAATATCACCGGCTCGACGATTGCCGTTAATCGTAAGGCGAACGGCGGACTGGTTTTTGAGACAGCTCAGCTGGCCGTTGATTTGGGCGCGAGTGCGATTACCGGAACGCTGGCAGTTGGTGATGGCGGAACAGGTGCCACCACACTCACAGGAATCCTGAAAGGCAATGGGACTTCTGCGTTTAGCGTTGCAACTGCTGGAACGGATTATTTATCCGATTCATCGACTGTTGATGGGGGCACTTTCTGATTCATGGCAAACATAATCCGCCACAAGCGCGGCACCAGTGATCCATCGGCTGGGGATTTTTCTGCTACTGCCGAATTTTTAGTCAATACCTCGGATGGAGGGGTGTTCACGAAAACGGATGGCGGGGCTGTTGTCGAGATTGGATCCGGGGGTGGTGGTGGAGGAACCCCGCTTCGTTATTTGCATGTTGATGGCAGTGGCTCGCAAGCAATAACCACATCACTGGCAACTGTTGATTTTGATACGACGATTGCAACGTCTGATGCTTCTGATTTTACTGTCGGGTCTGGCGGTGAAATTACAGTCATTAATGCCGGAACCTATAACATTGAGTACAGCCTTGATGGTGATCAATCGTCAGGAAATAACCGTGTAATTGTTACCGGAGTAGTGCAAGTTAATGGAACTGCTGTTACAGGCTCGGAATGTTCTGTTTATTCAAGAAACACAGCTGATGGTGATTTTACCGCTGTTGGTTCTTGTATTGCTGTCTTAACTGCTAACGCCGTAGTTCGGGTTCAAGTACAGAAAAACGATGCTGGTATTACAACTTCACTGGAGCTAGATACGTCCGCTCTTTCACTGTTTACCCTGTCAGGCTCTGGACCGCAAGGAGAGCAAGGCCAGCAAGGCCCGGCAGGGCCGAGCGACATTCCGCAGAACAGCCAAACGAGCGCATACACCCTTGTTGCAGGTGATAACGGCAAGCATATCAATACAACCACTGGGGGAGTTACCGTCCCAAGTGGTGTATTTAGTGCTGGAAATGTGGTTTCAATTTATAATGATAGTTCTAGTAATCAAACAATTACGCAGGGCAGTAGTGTTACATTAAGGCTTGCGGGATCTGCAACTACGGGTAACAGGACACTGGCTCAATACGGAATGGCGACTGTGTTGTGCGTGGGCTCAAATGAATTTGTTATCTCTGGGGCGGGCTTGACCTGATGGGTATTCATCAAGCAATGATGATGGGCTATGCCACGGCAGAGGCTAATCCAACATGGACATTAGTTGACAGCGAATTTAAGCAATCAGTAGGTGCAAACTTTAGCGTTGATAATGTGCAAACAGGGGATTTTATCTACTGGACTCAAGCAGGTGATAATGCTGGATCAATCGCAACTCTGACTGGATGGTCTAATACATTCTCTGATACTGATAACACTCCTGCATTTAAAGAGCAATATAGGGTTGCTACATCAAATGAAGGCACTGTCACTGTCACAAGTGAATCTGATACTGAAGCGGGCGGATTGATGGTATTTAGGTGCTCTACTGGCGCAACTTCTATCGACGCAAATGCTTGGGTCTCTACTGAGGGCGTATCGGGTGATCCAGTTGTTCCGTCTGCCAACAACGGCAATGTTGGGACAGCAGAGGCTTACTCGTTGTGTATCGTAAATGGATATTTGGACGATGAAGATATTTCGACTGCATCTTGCACAGGGTTGACTGTTGCTGGGGTTGCGGGTGGTTCAAGGAGCGGGGGCTTCTTTCAGACATATCGCAGTTCATTGATGGTTGGCTATGCAGTCATTCCAAATGCAGGCACGACGGCACCAGCAGGCGCTGGCAACACTTGGAGCACTTCCGGTAGCGATCAATGGAACTCAACCGCGTGGTATATCAGGCCAAGCTGATCGCTAAGATGAGTAAAGCGGTTGTTTCCATAGTCTGGCGTGATTGAAGTTTTTGCTGCGATTATTGGGGCCAGTATTGGCGTAATAGGAATTTCAGCTGCTGGGTTTAATAAGCGCAATTCTGAAAGCAGAGAAGCAATTATCAAACTGACGGCTGGGGTCGAAGCCATTGCCAATAAGCTCGAAGATCTCCATCAAGATATGAAGGCCGAGAAAGTTCAGGCCAGCATGGATCGACGGGAAATTTATGAGCGGCTTAACGAGCACGGTAACCGTTTGGTAGCTCTCGAAAACGGTAAAGCTAGAATCTAAGAAGACGCTCCAGGGATTATGGATGGCTTTGATCAGATTTTATCGTCACCGGCATTTTGGGTGGTGGTTGCTGCTGCATCTGAGCTGATTGGGATGAGTAAGCTCAAAGATAATTCGCTGGTGCAGTTGTTGTTTAGCCTTTTGAGGTCGGTTAAGGCAAAAAAGGGCTGATTCCTGCTGACGGCAGGTGGATCTTCAAATTTAATACGCGGTCTCCGTTGGAAGACACGAAACGTGCGATCCAGCGGAGAAAATTTTATGCGACTTTGCCGGGTAGGCTCGACCGTGCTCAGGAAGAGTGGCATAAAGCGCAACCGCCAGCTATGCCCCCGCCAGTGCGATTAGGAGATCTTCATATAAAAGCTCCTTTTACAGAGCGTTGATTACTTCTTTTTCTTGTTTTTCTTGGCTGTTTTTGCTGCGGCTTTGAAGTCAGCATCGCTTGGAGCGCCTTTGGCACCTTTGCGGCGAGGCTTTTTACCGGCTTTCTTTTTGGCGTTGATGTTGGCGTAAAGTCCGGGCTGGCCTTTTGGCATGGTCAAATCCTTAGGAGTGTTAAGTCTAGAAAGAAACAGTGTTCTCTTCTAGTTTTTCAAGGCGGGCTTTACGTCGCCTGCGTTTCGTTTCTGGTGCTGGTTGCTCTGGTGCCTGAATTTCGCTCTTCGCTTGCGGATCCCATGGGCCGGGTGTCCAAACTGCCAAGGGTTTCCTCCCGCCGTTGTTGGCGTAATGCTTCTGTTTCACGCATTTCTGCGTCTAAATCAATCATATCAGGAAGAATTTCACCTGATTTGAGTATCTGAAGGAAGGTGCGGTTTGTGATCGCTCCACGGGCTGCTAAATCGTCGATTACTGAGATGTCTTGGCCGAGTAGGCGGTAGAAGTCGAAGTCGCGGTCTAGGTTGATTTGGGGAGGGGTTTTGTTGACGTAAACAGCGGCGATGTTGTAACACATCTGGAGGGCTGACTCCATTTCCATTGAAATTATTGATAAAACTGAGTTGGCTTGCGCTTGGTCGATGCGCTTTGCATCGGCGGATTCTGCAACGAACTTTTGGCCGAGGAGTTTTGTTACTCCTAATGTGCTCATTTGAGCCTCTAAGGACGATAGTTCTGTTTGTTGGGCGTTGAAACTGCTGGAGTCCGCTCCAACGTAGTAGGCTTTGTTGCCGGTTTGCATGGAGAGGGCGTAGTTGACGCCGACGCCTGCGTTGTCTGTTTCGTCCCAGCCTTCGAGGACCAGGATGGGCATGGCTGCGATGTGGAGCGCGTGGATTAGGTCGGCTTGGCGTTGATAGTGTGTTATGTTAAGGTTGGCGATGTCAAGTAGGGGAGGGATGCTGGAGAGCATTCCGGTGCGGTTTGTGTATAACGGTACAAAGGGGATTTCGTTTAGGCTGTAGGTGCCGGTCTCGACTTCGCCTTCGTTGTTATACAGTTCGTAGCGGCCTGGGTATAGGACGCGCATTCGGTCCTCTTGGGTTTCGCCAAAGTCGCCGTCTGGGATTACAGCGGTTTCGTGGATGCGGAGCTGGGATAGTTGGGAGCTGGGGAGGCTCGTCTCCTGTCGCCAGCCCCAGATGCTAGGGGCTTGGATTGGGATGAAGTAGGGGCGGCGTCCCAGGGCGATTTCGTCGGCCAGGGTGCGGATGCCTTCGCCTGGGGGGAAGTCGACCATCGTTCCAGAGTGGCCGTAGGTGAGGGCGCTGACGAGGATGCGGCGGGCGTATTCGTTGATGGAGGAGCCTAGGCCGTCGACGTTTTTGGAGAAGTCTTGCCAGTAAGGGTCGCCGTTTACCGTGATGGGGCGGCGTAGCACTAGACCTGCGGCGTTCTCAATGAGGCGCAGGGTGAAGGGGGATAGGACGCTACGTTTGACGCGGGTTGTGTAGGCGTCGTCATCTTCGCGGGGTTCTTGCGGTAAGTAGGTGGCGCATTGTTGGCGCAACGATTGGGTGCCACTCACTACCGCGTTCATTATTTGCCAGTCCGCCATCATTGACCAGACTGCGCCCGAGCGGGTGAAGGGGCTGTTGACGCCTGTGCCTGTGCTGCTATAAGGCGTACCAGCCCAGGATTCTCTTACTGGGTTGTATGACGGGTACACCAACTACCTGGCTATTTTTCCTATTCTAATGGACCCGTGCGGGGCGTAAATGTTTAGTAGGTGCGGAAGTTTGTGGGGCCTTGGTAGCTGCCTCGGTTGAGATTGAACTTCATTAGGCAGAGGTATCCGAGTGCGTCGAACATGTGGTCTACTCCGAGCTTTTTGTTGGGTAGGCCGTTGTCGTCGTAGACCAAGGTGCGGAGTGATTTGATGGTTTCGCGGCAGCGGGGGTGGATTTTTAGGCGGCGGACTTGGTTGCCGTCCAAAATTGCCGTGTTGACGCAGTTCACTTTGTCGCGGATTTTCCAGGGGGAGCGTGGGCTGGATACTCGGATGCCTGATTTACGCAGAATTGCGTGGTCCGTTAAGCCGACTCCGGCGGTTTTTCTGGCCGCTCCAGTGGGGTCGGGTGAGATGTCCTTTTTGCGGGTGAGGCCGAAACGGTGGTTTAATTCGTCCGCCATGTCCCAGGTGGTGGCGTTTACCATCATTATTTCGTCGAAAATGTGGAGTTCGTCGTCTACTTTTACCCCGCAGACGCACGACATGTTATCGACGTTGAAGTCGAGGCCCAGGTAGAGCGTTAGGTCGGGAATGTCTTTGATGGTTTTGTCGATGTTGGCTTCGCTGAAGTTGATTGCCACCAGGCCCGATAGGTTCTCGAAGGATGCCTCAAATTCTTGGCGGAATGTTCGTGGGTCAAGTTGGCCACGTGCTGCTTCCACTTCCTCCGGTGGGACGTTGCCTCCTTCGATTGTTGTGTAGCTCCACCGAGCCCAGTCCGTTCCACCCGATTCGGCGGCGTAGTTCCAGAGGTCATAGAACCAGGAGGCGGTGCCTTCGGGGGTACTGATGAATAATGCCCAACCTTGTTTGTCTGCGAGGGCGGGTCGCAACACCTCGAACCAGACAGCGGAGTCCATGAACGCCGCTTCGTCTAGGACTACTCCGCCGAGAGATCTACCCCGCAGGGCCATGGCGTTTTCGGTGCCCTTTAATTCGATTAAGGAGCCGTTGCGTAGTTCGATCTT